ACATTGGTTCCCGTCGCCAACGCACCGATACCAACAGAACGGGTGCCCGAAGCTAACGCATCAAGGCCAATGGCTATCGCATCTGTGCCCGTGGCACTCGGACCATTAAAACTTGAAGTAGTTTGCGTAACAAAATTTGCGTCGTATAAAGGGCTTACGTCTTCCGCAGCCGCAGTAATAAAGACTTCCGCATTTCCGCTTAAAGAAATCGCAGAGCCACCACTGGAACTTTCACTCGGAGTTCGAGTTAATGTAGTGCCCGAGGTGGTATAAGTCCCAAGCCCAATTTCCCAATTTACGCCATCTTGGATCGTATACCGCGTTATCGCCCCTGTGGTTAAACCCGCAGCGGTGAAACTTTGGTAGCCTGAAAGAGCAGAACCCAGAGTTATAGTACCAGCACCCGTGGTGCTGGTGGACATTTTTGCCCTGTTCTTTAAAACAGCCATTGTCGCACTCGCTTATGCTATGCGGATAATTGCGTTACTCGCGTCCGCCGTTGGGAAAACAATCTGGAAATCTCCAGCCGATGAGGCTTTATCCGAACCGAAGTCCAAAATCACGACGGAGTTAGTTGTTCCAGAGCCTGCTCCCGCAGTCGTATTATATATCAAAGCACCACGCGCCGTAATCGTAGCCGACGTAAACGTAAGATCAGAGAAGTCTGTCAACGCCGTAGTGCCCGACGATGTGGGCGTTACATTCACCAACGTTCCGCCACCCGCGCTATATGTGCCTGAGTTACTAACCTCGTTTGAGCTTGTGTAAGCAGTTGTAGCTGCGTTAAACGAAGCGTTGTTGTCATACAAAGCGAGCTTAAATGTGTCGCCCGTTCCGTTCGTAAAGTTGTGCGTAGCGGTCATCAATTCTTTCTTGAAAGACGTACACATGTAGTTTCCACTAAAGGCCATTTAAAGTCTCCTTATCAATTCTGCCAGTTCAGGGTTGCCAGCATCTTTAATCGCATTATACACAGTTGTCCTATCGCTGTGAATAGCTTGTCTCAGGTAGTACGCAATGACTGTTTCCACATGACGGGAAAAAGCCTTTGCTTGTTCTTGGATCGCTGGATGGGCAGAATCAGATATCGAAATAATCTTTTCTACACATTGCTCTGCAAGCTCGTCTGGGTTAAACCCACGATTGCTTGTTGTTCGTACCGATACTACCGCGTCTTTGCGGGGTAAGTCAAATGCTGCTAGTGTCATTGTTTCGCCCTTATAACTTTACCCGTGCGATATTCGTCCGTAGTTTCCTTGGCCTCACCCAAAAGTTTAATACCCAGTATCGATTCTTGAAACCTCTGCGTATACATCTGCATAACGTCGGGCTCGCCCTTCATGTAAATGTACGCCTCTATTAATGCCCCATACAGCAAAGCCATTTCAGCGTTCTCGCTCAACCAAGTTGAGTCGTTGTCTGTACCCGCAGTTATACTTTGAGGTCGATAAAAATAATGAAGCTCCGCCGTATACGCCGCGTTAGGCGTCGGGGCCATCAAAAAGTTATCAACATCGAACTGGCAATAATACTTCGGCTCCCCCGTAGTCGTGGGATCCGGGGTGTACGTCTGCACAAAGCTCGGATCTTTAAACTCTACAAAAAACTTGTCGCCGTTCGATCCAGTCATACTTAACGAAAACGGAGCAAGAAAGTCCGCTGGCACTTTAATGTATTGAGCAGCGGCACTCCCCGAGTTAGTTGTGGCAGTAGCGTTTTTCCGGAACAAACTTAACTGTACACTTTTAAGTATTCGCTCCTCAGACAGACGAATAAACAACGGTATGTTCGTTACATACCCTGTTTCTTCATACTCAGTATAATCTTTAATAGCCTGCTTTAGCTGCCCATATGTCATCGTCATGTGTTGATCTCCACTGTGCCTACCGAACCCACAGCTACTAAGTTGTTGGGCGGAGACAAGCCTTCTTGGTAGTTAAACCCCACCGGATTCCATCCCCACTGTAGAGCGCGTTGTTCCGCCAGATCACTTTCCGGTCTCGGGTTGCGCAAGGCTTGCGGATCAGGGCCAACTCTCGGAGGATATAGTTGCGGGTGCTTCGGCTCGAACTCCTCTGGCCCAACCAACGCACCCGTCCACTCCTGCTTCATGTCCCGCAAACGATAACGAAACCCGGACCTGTCCGAAATACCCCAAGCGTTTTTGTTAGAAGCAAATGACATTAGACCCTCAAATATCTAGCACTAGGTTGTAATTTCAACGGAACTCGGTCCTCGTCTTCTTCCGCGGCACGTTGAAACTCTTCTTCGTACACCGCTTTTAATATCTGTATCCGTTCCGGAGCACGTTTCATAGAAAGGTAGTAGGATAAACCAGCAACCATACAAGGATAAAAACGGAAAGGCATATCAGTAGTGTTGACCAACGCATCGGCATCCTCGATCCTTTGAACATAATAGTAGATCAACTGATCCGTAGAGTTTTCAGGTGTTTGCCACAAAGTTATAATGGGGTCGATCTGCCTATTGAAGTAAAACTGTGACGGACGGCCTTGATCAGTCTTGTTCGGAAACGTCAGATAATCGCCGCGACTAATACGCTCGACTTCGTAATCCGTCCCATCCCTGCGTAAGACCATCTCCAACATGCCAACGACATCCGCCGTCAACGTGTAGGTGGATGTGCCCTGCACCAAGTTGGTCGTTCCTTGCGCCACGGTCCAGAGGTTTAAACCTCTGTTCGCCCAGTCCGCAAACATCAGGTTCAGAGACCGACGTGCTGTCCGAGCATCATACCCAGTGCGAACTTCTAGTCCACACCGCTCATACGCCTCCTCAATTATCTCACCGACATCGAGGTTAAAATCTCTTGATCCTGAAGTTGTCATTATCTACACCATCTTTGTGTCACGAACACCGCGACCCGACATTACACAGCCGCCATTTTTGTAACCTTTGTTTATCATACCACCCTTTGCCTTTTTCGCGGTCTTTCCTGCATTGACAAAGTCTTGGTCACTAGGCGCACCCTTGTCGCCTTTTTTACGCATAGGCTTTCCGCTTTTTCGGCGGTTGTGTATATTCTCGTATAGACTCATATCATTTTTCCCCTCTGGTGGCGTGGATATCTGGAACGGCATTGATGTTCTGCTTATGCTCATTATATTTTGCACTCCGTACTAAAAAATCCTGCCACATTGGTTTAATCATGTCATAGTTTGCACCGACCCTGTAGGTAATCACCGCGGTGTCCGCTTTAAGTTGATACAGTTGCAACGCACCCCAGCATAACAGACCAATGGTAATTACAGACGCTAAGTTATTAAAATCGACTTTCATTACCAAGCCTTACATGACCAATACTTGGCCTTTAATTTATCTAATGTACCCTTATCACAACCATGACGGGCCCTAAACGACTTGCGCCGTTTAGGATTAGATTTTTTGATGGACATCTTGGCATCGCCAAAACGAATGATTTTTTCTTTGCCCTTGGCACATGCTTTAACAACAGACTTTTTTCCGCCAGATATCTGACGTTTGGGCTTGTTGCACTTCATCTTGGCTTTATCAATTTTAGCCATGAGTCCGCCCTATGCTAAAAGGATAGTTAGCTCAGTCCCCGCGCCTGTAAGCGCAGAAACGTAAACCCCAGAAGTGAACAACATTCCATTCTCAGGAATGTATATCTCATTCATACCTATGGGAAACTTCTGCGTTAACATTGTTGCTCCCCCATTACCATTAGTAAGAGTAAACGAACCTGCCGCAGTAGCGTATATGTTTACGGCCTGAAGTCGGGATCTCGACGGCCCTATAAGAGCCGCCGCTGAACCTTGCGCATAATTATACGCTGTAATGTCTGAGCCAGCCATGTGTGAACCCCCTTATGGACGGATTACAGTGTTGTAAGCCTGCGCATACAGAATAGTAATCACAGCTACACCCGCGGTGGTCGCTACGCTGTTCGTAACGGTCAGCTTTAGATCAGCCGTTCCTGTGTTAGCCCACTCCCCTGTACCACCGCCTTGTGTGGTTACAGTCTTGAGCCCCGCAGTTGTACCTGTGGCAAGCGTGTTAAGAATTGTAGATGCCCCGCCAACGGTATCACCAACGCTCAAGTTAGTGGTGGCATTCGCAGCCGTAGACAAGTCTACGATACAATCAATAATCTTGGAGTTTGCTGGAATAACCATGTCGGTTGCGCCTGCTGCAATCGCTCCACCGGAAAGATCCATTGTGTGTGTTTGCATCATTACAACGTAGCCTACGTTAGCGATGTTCTCGCCTACAGTAGTTCCTGTTGTATTTCGGATGTTCCCTGCCCGGATTGGGCCTGAAAAAGTTGAGTTAGCCATGAAGATCTCCTGTCTTGGCAAATGTCAGCCGCACCGTGCGACTGTCAGGGATACCAGAACAATACATGACATTTGAACAAAAAGAAAGGGGCTACCGAAGTAGCCCCAGTCTAACAGGGAGGAGGTATGAAAAGTACCTACCTCAGTAACATAGCACAGTTTAGGCTCCGGGGGAACCGTAAACACAACGTGGGTCTGAGAACCCAAAGCTGTAGCGCTCACGAGCTTTGAACCGCATGTTTCCGGTATCAAAGTCGGCTTCCATGTTTGTTGACAAAGCAGAACGCTCAAAGTGGATCATACCACGAGGTGCGTCAGTCATAACAAAGAAGTGATCCGGGTCAGTGAAGAAGTCGTTGACGGCATAGCCTTCAGGCAACATCCCCATAGACCGGATTGCGTTTGTGTCGTTGTCCGCTGTACCTACGCGTAGGTTTGAAACCATCAAACGCTCTGCAACGAATTGCAGTTGACGTGGGATAAGAAGTTTCGTGCCGCGTAGAGCAACTTTCAAACCGCGCTCATCAACAAAACCAGCGATATTGATAAGGGCATCTTCAAGAGATGTCTCGTTCAAATCTGCTGCTGTTGCTGGAGTGTTGGCAAACGTACCACCGTTAGTAAGAGGGTGGTTAGTTGCACACAATGCAACGCCGTCACCGCCTGCGTTCGCACCACCTGTAAAGGCGTTGTTGAGAACCGCAGCAGCTTTAACCTGCTTTGTGTGTGCCATTGAGCGAGCCAACGCACGAGTGTAACGCGAACCAAGACGATCATACAGATTGTCTTCGATAGCTTCCTCTGTTATAGAGAAGGCCAACGCGATAGTTTCGTGGTTGTAACGAGCAGTGTATGCTTCGTTAGCGTCGTCAAAGTTGACCGCAGAACCTTCCGATTTGGTTGGTGCCGCTCCGAACCCACTCAACATTACTTCCTCTTCGAATGCTCGATCAGAAGATTCTGTTGTGTAGATCTCTGCGTGTTGGTTTTCGTACTTGTTGTACTCCATACCAAACAGCGCGTTGAGGCCCGGTTCTAGCTCTTTCGCTAGTTGTGCGCGAGAAATAGCCATTCTTTAGACCCCCTATACGCCAGTAGTTGACGGAGTACCAGCAACAATCGCGCCATTGGCGGAATTGAAACTGTTATTCAGTCGAACGATTAACGGGATGCCAGCAGCAGTGAAATCGCTGTTCTCCGGGTCGTCTTGGATACCGACGATACGAAGTTGCAATGCTGCGGTGGCGGCGATTGTGCCGACAGCTAACTTAGCGGACGAGATACCTGTGGCTGTTACGCCAGATGTAGCTGTTCCAAAGTTTGCATTTGCAAACACATGACCGCGAGCAGTTGCTTCACTGGTTAATGAAGCGTCTGATGCGATAATAAATGTCTGCATTGGGTTGTCATACACGAAGGCTACGACGGGATGATTAGAATCCGCGCCAGAACCGGGCCAGTGATTTGAGAAAATCTTCTCACCAGTGGTAGACGAAACGTATTCGCAACCCCAGAAAACACCTAATAAACCTACGGTTCCACCAGCAGCCGCGCCAACAATATCAATAAAGCCTGTTGACAGCGGAATTACGGGAGAACCTTGGTAAATCGCGTTTGTGTTCCCATAGGCGATGCGATACTCGGTCATACCAGTGGTGTTTGCAGCCTGACCGACTACACCAATCGGACGAAGTCCGAAGGCACCGTTAGTATTTGCCATAGTAGCAATCCTTCTATAAGTTAATCGGAGTCTCTACGAGATCCCCCGAATGATACACGACTACGCCTATCGTTACTGATAGGCATGGAAGGATGTGACTCCTTCATAAGATCCTGATCAACGGCAGTCATTTGTTCGCGGGTTCTGCCCCCGTAATATGCAGTTCTTTCTGCTACTGTTTCTTCAGGTATACGGCACAACATCAATCCGCCTTGACCAATCACCCCCTCATAACGACCATCGTCAATAGTCGGGGCTTCATAATCAGGATACTCATCTTTACGGACGGGTTCCCATCCTTCTCGCAGCTTGGCGTTGACATTCATTTTGTCTTCTTCGCCGCGCATTGAAACGCGTATCCAACGATGCACATATCCATCTGGTGGAGTAGGTGCCTCAAGGTGACTGGGCGGTGCCCATGGTTTTCTGCGCGATTCTGTTTCTCGCGTGTTATTTTTGCGGGGTGTTCTGTCAGCCATGATCTCAATCCTTTACAAATTTAGCGTATTCTTCAAGTGGAACGCCAAGCGACTTTGAAATCGCGACTTGAGAAGGCGTCAGTTTCACCGACCTGCGCCCCGATTTAGTGCTGCGGGATGCGGAAGAAGCAGCGGATGCGACCTGACTTCTTTCCCCCGTTTTCTTAGCCGTCTGAAACTTGTGTGGAAACTCCACACGCAACCGACGATCTATTTCAGTATAATACTCATTGCTCTCCGGGTCAAACCCCTCATCTTCGATAAGGGTAGCGTGGATAGCATATGTGGCAGAAGTAAGCATTCGATCAGACCCAAACCACTCGTTCTTCTGCGCCCAAGCCTCGGCTTTAGGATCCGGTTTTGGTGCAGGAGGTGGGGCAGAAGGAGCCGCGGCGGGAGCAGCTTGCTGCTGGACGGGCTGTTTTGCCTCGCGCTCTACCCTAGCTTTAGCCTGCCTATGGCGTTCCATTTCAGAGTTCAACCGAGAAAGTTTTTCTTGAGCTTCCAGTTGCTTGTCACTGTCGCCTCGGTCCGCAGCATCTTTGTACGCTATCTTTGCCGCGCTCATTTCGATGTTAAGACGGTTCCCGTACTCTTGGACATAACCTCGGTCCAAAAGTTTTAAACGGTCCTTCATCTTCTTGTTTTCTTCCATCAACTGAGAAGTCAGGCGAAGCGCTTCCTGTTTATCGCGCTCTTCCTTACGGTACTTATCTGTTAATTTCTTGATTCGATTCTGAACGTTTTTACTGTAATCGGTAAGCTCTTCGTCAGAACCTGTGTTTTCAGATTCTTCTTCCACAATTACTTCTGGTTGATCTTCTACAGGTTCAGCAGATTGGACTTCCTCTTCTGAAGCCTCGTCCTCAATGACTACCTCAATCTCTTCTTCAATTTCTTCAGACGTGTTTGACATCATCGGGCTCCAATATTGTTGCAATCACCTCGTCATCGTTAATGATGCGAACTTCTCCCCCATCGATCTTAAATCGAGAACCAGAATATCGACCAATGCAAACCCACTGTCCCTCCTCACACCAAGCAGAGCCGTACTTTTTATCGCTATAAGCCAGTGGTCCCAGTTTAAGAACATATGCTACAACTGTAGCAACAGTTTCTCTTTCCCGAACCTCGTCGGGAAGGTGCAATCCGCCTTTTGTTTTCAGAGTACCTTGATACGGCATTACCAATATTCGCCATCCTGTGGGCTGTGGTAATCGTTCAAGAAGGGATTTATCAAGAAGCGAAGGCTCTAGCACTCGGTCTTGAGTATCTACATACGCGCTACCAACCTCGGAAGAAGCAGACGATGAGTCCACCTTTTCTTTGTTCATTTTCTGCGCGACATGATCAGGAAGATATAATGTCTTCGACATCGTCAGCGTTATTCTCCAGCAGGGACTTTATTTCTTCTCTGGCAAAAGAGAGTCCCCGTACCTCTCCCACCATCATCTTATAAGTCTCCCAGTCTTTGGCAGACCCGTTGACTAATGAACGCCCAATATCATTTTCACGCTCTCTCAACAACCTATACACATGTTTCGCAAAGTCAACAACATCCATTATAGGTTATCCCTGTATTCCTCTTGTAAGTCGGATGTAATCGGACCACCCTCTACCCACTCGCTACATGTGCTTTCGCTCATACATGAAAACTTTAGCAATTGGCAATACCCAAGATCCCCAGAGTCGTCTCCAATGCAAGCAAGCATGTCCTCTGTTTGATTATACATTCCACAGTTTCCGCACTCCTCGTCCGTAGTGGCGGGGCCGTAGTTGTATTCTGCAATCGCAATGTCTTTGTTTTCTTGGTTTAACTCTTCATCTTGCGTTGGGAGCGGACAACTCTTGCCGTCGTCATCGCTCTCCATTTTATCTACAGGCATTCCGTCAGGAAGCACACTGATCATAATTGTTGTCATTGGTAGCACTTTCCACGTTTAGAATTGTCACGGACATCAAAAGATACGGGAGGTCTTACGAGATTTGGGCCTTTTCCCTTTAACACCGCCAGTGTCCATATAAAATCCAGCGTTTTGCCCTCCCGTCGATTTTGGGGTTACACTAGCCGGGCGATCCTTAGTGCCATGTTTGGTTTGAAAAACTAACGGGCCAGCGGGTTTAGCCAAGTTAGGAGTCTTAGGGTCGTTAGGAATGGACTTAGCGGCTCGCGTAGATGCAGACTTTTTTCGCAACTTGCGGAGTTGAGAGGCTTTTTTTAATCTAGGCATGAGGGGTTCCTTTCTAGGATAGGGTTAGTAACACTTCCCACGTTTAGGGTTATCACGGACATCGGCAGCGCGAACTTCGCCCCCTGATCTAAAGCTGCCCTCAAAGTTCTCAAGAGTTCCCTTACCATTTTTACGGGTACTAAACATGGGGGGTAACATTCTATTGGGCGGCGGTTTTCCAACAGGCAATTTCTTGGTGCCTAGTTTTTTAGACATGTTTCTTTTGTACGGCATTTGAAAGGTTTTTGTACCACCCATCGAAGTGGGCATGTCCGGATCTTTGGGTATCTTTGGGGTCTTTGGAGCGACCTTAGGAGCGACCTTACCACCGCGTCTATATTTTTCTTTATCCATGTCCTCAAAGATCTCCGGATTTTTACGCAGAAGTTTTTCTACCTCTTGCGACATAAATTGTTGTTTGCCAGCGTTTGGACTTTTAGTGCCGCCCATAGCCTCATATGCAGACTCGCCTTCCATAAAACGACGTAGTTGCTCTTTCGTAAACGACTTCTTTTTCTTCTTAGCCATCTAAAAGCTCCAGTGCTTTCTCAAGAGTTTCTTTGTTACGACGAGACCAACCTTTGCCGTATACCGCATAGTCTTTTAGAGAGCGGTAAAAACCTTCACGCCCGTCGTAGTATTTGTGCAAGATGTCTTTTGGATCGAAGTCATGCACTGCTGCTACGGTCTTTGGGCCAATGGCCCCATCTGCGGTCGCCCCGACCACGCGCTGTAATATTTTAGCTGCACGTCCCGGCCCGGCATTCACACAAAGGTCCACGCAACTAACGTCAACGCCCGAAGGGAGATCGTCCCCCTTGACCGCATCCCAGTAGTTTTTCTTGTACAAAGGTTTCACATCTTCTTTCGTTAGCTTACGCATAACGTCTTTCGGAGCAGGCTTGCCAGTGTATCGCGCCCAGTTGTACGCCGTAACACCCAGCATGGTACTGCCATCATTACCGTGACCATCACCTTTTTTGTTTCCAGAATCCCTAGTGTCATCCGTAAATCCACCTTCGTGGTGGATCAGCATTTCAAAGAACGCTTCCCAGTTCTTTTTCATGTCACTTCCTTTTAAAAAATGATTGCGCTCCGCGCACACCAAAACTGGCTGAAATTGCAATTCCAAGGCTATAAAAATACCAGTCCGGTGCCTTGTTAAGCTGCTCAAACCCACGATCAACCCAACCTTCCGCGCCCGGAATCCAACATAAAATCAAGGGGATAGACAAGATAATTACAAAATATTCGTCCTTCCAGCTTGTTTTTGCGCCTTCAGCCATGACTCGTTCCCAGTCGGCAACGCTTGTTTCTTTTGACAATAATATCTGGGCCTTCGCCTTCGCCTCGGTTAACTTTAGCTCCGCCTCTGCGGACTGTTTATCTGCTTTGCCTTGTAGCCAACTACCCGCAAGATTTGCTAACGGCCCTAATGCAGCGGTAAAAATACTCATTTCTCAGACCCCAGCCAAACGGCGAACGCTCCTGTAAGCGCCCCAGAACAAATTGATATCATTGCACTTTGTTGCGTTGACAAGTCGTCAAGGCTCATCCCCCACTCTAAAACGCGAATGTACATTACCGTCATCACCAACATCATCAGACGTGGCATGATCTTCCAAGCAAGAACTTTTTCCATGTTAAACCTCTATGTTCACATTGGTTCCTTCAGGCTTAGAGCCCGTAGTCTTAACGCCGAACTTATCATAACTTTCCTGTAAATCAAATCGCTGCTTTGCCAAAGCCTCTAAATGACTGTGGTTGGCCCTATGCGCCTTCTCCACCCGCTGCTCCACAAGGTGCGTTTCTATGCGCTCACGAGCCCGTGTTTGAGCGTGTATGTCACTGCCTACATTAAAAGGCATGTTTTGACTTACACCCCGAACGCCATCTGCCATTAGATTTTTCCTTGTTTTGCTAAAATGACAACAACAGTGATCCCCAACATTATTGCTACAATAATCGTAGAACCTCCATAAATAACTATACGCTCAACTAGCTTGGCTTTACGTTTCTTTTCCGCTTCTGCTTTTGCCTTACGGTCTTTCCTTGCCTGCACTCGTATAGCTTGCAATTCGCCCCACGCACTAAAACCTCTGGTTGAAATAACAATCTGACGAAGCTCCTCCTCCGCATCTTTGGCCCTTTGTAAATTCACAAACGTCTCCATCGCATTTTCATCCGATCCTGAGAACAAGCTGTTTTTCTTTTTTTCATGGGCAGCGCGTAAATCATCAACCCCGTCAAAAAATTCACCAATTTGCTTGGTTACATTAACGAGTTCCCTGCCTGCGGAAACCGCGGATTTTACCGCCGCGAATGCTGTAAATGGATCCATCATGTTACACGAAAGCTCCTTGGACAATAATACTCGGGGCTAACGCGGTACACACGTTTGGGGTACTCGTTACGACACTGGTAGTGACACGCTTTATAGAACCAGCTACCGTACCCGTTCACAAAAACGTGCCCGTATCCTACGAATACAAGCACACACAACACTAGAACACTCCGACAAACCTCTGAGGTCGGGCTATCGGACTAAACCTTTTATTAACCGTACCGCCAGAAGAATATTTACGTTTACCCGCTTTGCTTAAAGCAATAGCAACCGCCTGTTTTTGCGGTTTTCCAGCAGCCATTTCTGTCTTGATGTTTTGACTGACAACACCTTGTGATTTGCCTGATTTTAAGGGCATTATCCCCTCCGTTGCATAGCCATTTGCTGGATCTCAGCATTAACAGCAATCCGCTCTCTGTTAACCGCATTGCGGTCATCGGCAATCTCTTCCTGCAAGTCCATGCGAGCGTTGTCTAAACGATCACGCTGCTCGACCTTGTTCATCTCTAACTCAAGTTTAGCAGCATCATTCACGGCATCCTGCCCTTGTTTCTGCTTACGCAACTCTAGCTCCTGCATCCGAATAGCTACTAACGGATCAGGCTCGTTCGGGTTCTCAGGCATTAAACGAGCCATTACGTCCGCCATAATCTTCTGTTGGTACAGTACGACTAGGTTCTCAACTTCCTGTTGATTCTGCAAGTCTTGCTGCAATTGTTTTTCATACTCTTGCACCGATCCTTGGCTGACCGCGCCTACATTTGCCATCATCTTAGCCCCGCTTAACGCTTGCTTGACCTCGTCCATAGCCTGCTTCTTCGCAAGCATACTGACGTGCTCCTGAATATGAGACATAAACGATCCCATGATCTGTGGAGACGTTGCCACGATAGGCGTCTTCATAAACATAATGTGGATCTCGATGTGTACTTCGTGATTCTGCTCTGGGAATGCGCGTAGAATTTCGCCCATAAGAGCTTTGGCATTCTCCATGGCGGGATCCATCGGTTGAGGTTCTTGGGGTGGGGGCAAGATCTCATCAATGTTCTGGACCTCAAGCGCTTGGTACATCCTACGGTATGCAGCGTGAAGGTTGTGCATCTGTGGATTAGACTGAGCCAGTTGGAGTTGAGTCTGAGCCAGCGTAACGCGTTGCGCCATGGAGAATATGTTCGGATCACTGACAGGCAAGACATCAATCTTGTCGTCGAAATCCTGTTGCTTAATCGCAGCCGAACCACCCGCAACCTCATATGGGTATTCAGGAGGCATGTTTTCTTTAAAAATGCGAGCTAATAAACGAAACTCAGTCTTTTGCGAATAGTGCAAACGTTTGTGGATCGCGGACATAACCTTCATGCCACGTTCCAACATCGCTACTGTCGTACCAACAGGCGTTTCTCCGCTCATGTTGTTTATTTGCTGATCAGCGATAGAAATGAACCTACGTCCATCCTCGATCAAACCACCCAGCAGTTGCGCCAAAGTCCCCGAAGGTTCTTTGTATGGCAATGGGATTAATGAGTCCCGTATGTTGCCACCGGGCGCATCTATGTCCCGCCATTCCCCGGGTTGCAAAGGCTCATCATCGTTCCGAACCCGAACCCCTCTCGCCTTGAATCCTGCTGGGAGATTCGCCAAAGTTCCCGCATCAATAAGTTGACGTAGAATACTTGTAGCGGCACGACCAAGGCCCCCTATCATGTGGATCAAACCAAAACCGTAAAACCCTAGACCCGGTAGAAACTTGTAATGCACAAAATACGGACGCTTCTTACGAAGTGGATCCATCTCTGCATAGTTCCTGCGGATAGCTAAGATCTGATTACTGTCTTTGTCTATCGTCACAATATAAGGGAGCTTGATACCCGTGGGCTCGCCCATGGGATCTGCATCCTCAAAACCCTCAATGTCGAGATCGCAGTGCATCTCTAAAATAGTTCTGATATCGTCTGTATAGCCCCGTGAGATGCCTTGTAGTTTATTTACCTTCTGATCCACCTCATCTTCGTCTGGGTCTCCAGAGCCTGATAAATCAACGTCCATGTACGCACCAGATACTTGCATCTTACGCACATCGTTATCGGTCATCTTTAAAACGTGTGTCACACGAGGAGCCGTCGCCAAATCAGTAGCAGAATACGACACCACTAAATCTTGTGCAGGTAAAAACTCTGCTACAGCGCGACCTTTCAACGGATCAAAATACACTTTCTTAAAGGTCGAACCAGACAAGGGAAGGTAAAACAGCATCTGATCCATGCCCGGATCATACTCTTCCATCTCTTCCATGATCTGGTAGTTCATGTAATGCTTGACGCGCTGGGCCTGATCCTCGCGCTTCTGGTCCTGCAAACCAATAACTTGAGTGCGAACTGGACCTCCAGCAGGGAGCATTTCCTTGTACGCCTGCGCTTGGAACTGCGTAACGCTTTCAGTAATTAACGGGTGCGTAACCCCACTAGCGCCTTCAAACGGCTGAGACCGCTCTTCAGAGTTGATACCAAGAAGATCAAGACCCTTTGTATACGTCTCTTCCCACTCGCTACGAGAGTCGTAATCCTCTTCATAGAGGCCCACAAGCTCGCTACTAATTTCCCCAAGAACGCCATCATCTAAAAACTCCGCAAGGTTAGCGTCGTGATCAATTATCTCAACCTCAACGTCCTGATCTTCCATTTCAGACATGGCTTGCACAATCGCTCCGCCTTGTCCGTCGTCAATTACCTCGGCACCCCCAGTGAAATCTACTGGGCTGGGCACGTCCACTTCGACATCAGGAAGACCCTCTGTGCTGTCTAAGTCTAGGCCCGGTACAACCATGTTTGGTGGTAATGCCATCAGTAATACTCCCGTTTACGAGGTGCGTACAAGCTATCCTCTTCCTCTTCTCCCCGCAAAGAAAGGAAACCTCCTTGCCGAAAGCGCATCAGTGCCAACGTCATGCTATCACAAAAGTCATCGTGATCGCCATTAGGAAATGAAACTACTTCTTCCACCACCTCGTCCGCAAATTTTTCATGCATAGGTGCCCACACTATTCCCGCTTCAAACAACGGAGCGACCATGTGCATTCTCGTTACCTTATCATTTCCCTTGCCCGGTGAAAAGCCCAGCGCTGGAATACCGCGAAGCCGCAACTCGTCAATGAGCGGTGTGCCCGTCGCTTTCGCTTCGACCACAACCATGTCTGGCTCCCAGTATTCGTGCTCTTCATAGGCAACCTCCTTTAGTTCAGGAAAGTTCCAACGCCCCCTACGGGCGTCCATAAGTATAATGTTATCAGGGCCACCGTCGTCAGGCGTAAATACCCCCCAAGTAGTTATGGCAGAATAGTCCGCAGTTTCTTTTTTAGAGAACGCCGTGTCGTATGCCTGCACAATATACTTGATTGCGGGTATCTGCTCTCGATCCCAGTCTTGCCACCACTCACGCTTTACAATCGCACTCTCAGATGCCGTGGGGTTCTGCTGCCACTGAGCGTTCCACTTGCCCACAGGCAAAGAGGCTTTGATCGACAGTAGCGCCGACTTATCCCAAAACTCAGGCCACAACGGCTTGTCGCTGGGTAGAATTGCAGGGAACTCAACAACCTCCCACTGATCCGCCATTACATCGCCGCCTTGTGCAGCCATCAAACGACCAGTCAAATCTTTCTTACCCCAGCGCGTCATAACTAAGATAATCGCCCCACCCGGCTGCAAACGCTGTCGAGGACCAGATGTGTACCACTCATACGCATTGTCAAACGCACTTTCACTCAAGGCGTCCTGTTCCGAGTGAGGGTCATCAATTATAAAAAGATCCGCACCACGGCCCGTAACAGCCGCGCCAACACCCGCAGCAAAGTATTCACCGCCCTTGTCCGTCTGCCATTTGCCAGCCCCCTTGTTATCTTCCTTCAAGTTCGTATCTGGAAAGATTTCTTTGTACGCGGGATCGTCGATTAAGTCCCGAACCTTACGACCAAACCTGACCGCAAGTTCCGTGTTGTGCGTAGCCTGAATAATCTTGAGCTTTGGGTTGCGACCCAGAAACCACGCAGGCATCAAAAAACTAGCAAACTCTGACTTAGAGTGACGCGGGGGCATATTAATTATAAGCCGCTTGAGTTCCCCTCGTGCAACGCGTTCAAGTTTTTCGGAGATCACCCGATGGTGACGACCCTCGATAAAATTCTCATACACATGATGCGCAAACGGCATGAACTTTTCCGACGCTACTTCGCGCAAGTCCAGCTTCTTCTTCGCTTCCGTAAGCGATAGAATTTCTTTTAACGCTTCTTCCGGAAGAGCCTGTAGGTTCATGACATCATATTCTGTGGGCGTCTCTGATACGGAGTTCCGTACATAAACGGATACATCTGTTGGTCTTTCATCGCCGCCTGAGTGCCCATAATGCCTCGTTGGGCGGGTCTAGGCTGTCCGAAGTTAGGAGGCAACTGTGTGGGCTGTGTCAGCGCCTGCCCTGTGGGTCTAGCCATAGGCTGGTCTAACGCAGAGGGTAAACGTACAAAAGGAACCTTCCCCGGCGCTGTGGGCGCGGCTGGTGTTGTAGCCGCCGGGTCTACTCCTACGGCTTCCGCTGAAACCGGAGACGGGCTGTCGTCCCTGTCCCGACTTGGCTCGGGCACAGGAGTTGGTTTGATTAGATCAGATCCAAGCCCCTGATAATCTGCCATCCGATCTCCAGAGTACCGAAGAGGACTCCCTGATGCGTCTAACCCTAAAGAACCAACCAACTGGTCGTTCTCGTCGTACACCGGGACATACTGCGCAGCATCGGCACCCTTAAACAAATCCGTGCCGAACAAACCTTTTGTCTGGTAGTCCCCTTGTTGCAGCAATTGTTCCGCAACCTTGCGGTCTTCCGCAGCACCTAGATACTGTGATGCTCCGTACAGCAAACCAGCCCCGGGGATAACCGCGCCCAACAGACCACCAATGACCATGTCTTTTGTGTTCATCGGGTCATACTGTGATTGTGACATCGCAGTTAATTGGTCTGCGTTTAAGGACTCTATGCCCCCAACATATCCGTACTTACGAGCGTCTTGGGCGGCTTGACCCGGCGTTGTTGTTGGCTGCACCTTTGCCAACTCTTCAGCGCGAGTGTCCCCAACAACTTTACGAGCCTGTTCTTGCGAACTACCACCAGAAGAAGTCCCGAAGTTTCCTGAGTATGTAGATGCTCCAGAACCTTTGCTCGCAATGTTTAAGGATGCACCAGCTTGGATGTTGTTAGCGTTACTGATCTGTGGATTGGACGCCATGATCTCCGCAACAGATGTGTTATTCTTTTCAGCTATCTCGCTGAGTGTGTCTCCACTCTGAATTGTATATGCCATTATTTTCTACCTAATCCGCCTATACCCTGATTTATAACAGGTTGAGGCTGTTGTGGGAAGGGTGGTCGTACAACGGGTTGTTGTGGGTTAAATGCAGGCGCTTCAGGCATTTCCATCTCATATGGATTAAAAGGACCAGCCGAAGTAGGCATTGTGACATATGAGCCCAAAGGACGCCCTGTCGAACCAAAACTTAAAATAGGTTGACCAAACTGATCCAACTCCACAGCAGGGCCCCCAGCAATCGGGGTCGCATCGTCCCGAGTAAACGGATCAAACCGTGGGGCCTCGTACACTGGTTGAGTAGGAGGCGGCTGATACGCAGTGGCTGGCGGCTGATATGGCTGCTGTGCTTGTGCTTGTGCTTGTGCTTGTGGCTGCACTGTCCCCGTCCCGGGAGGACCGTAGTCAGGATAAGTGACCTCGTCCTCTTCTCCACCAACAGGCCCCGCTCCAAACGGCACATACGCCGCCGACCTACGAGCATCCGTTATACGAGCCAACTCCGATTGCTCAAACCGTGTTTGCTGCACCTCGTTTACCAACGCTTGCGCGTTATCCGCTGTGTATCCTCGTGTGACCAAGTCCGCAACCAATGCATCCTCCGCAACGTTCTGGTCTAGCTGCGTGTTGATATAAGTTGTGGCCCCTTGCGCAAAGTCTAACTGCGTTTGCGTAATATCAAATGCCGACGTTACCTCACCTAGCTGCGTCTCAAGCGATGCCGCGTTGGCCTGCTCTTTTGCCAAAGTCTGCTCTAACGCTGCGCGTTGCTCTTCTGTTAACTGCTGTAATGCTTGGCTATCGCCCAACTGAGACTCCAGACCCAGAATATTCTCTTGTGCCGTGGTTAAATTACCCTGCAAGGTTTCCGTAAGCGTCGTGCTCGCCGTTAACTCTGCTTTCGTTTCATTAAGCTGCTTCTCAATGTTATTGCGCTCTGTTGTTCGAGAACCCAATTGGTCTGTAAGGCTTTGCACATCATTCTGTGACGTTGTTAGATCGTTTTGTAAATCTAGTTTCTCAGCGTCAGTAAGCTCTTGTAACGCAGTGGCATCCGTTAACGTTTCTTTTAACGAATCCACATTTGCCTGCGCCGTATCTAATTGATTTCCAAGAGTGTTTATCTCCGCGTTAGACGCGTCCAAATTAGTTTGCAGCGTGTTGGCTAACGTTACCGTGTTGCTTAACTTAGTTTTTGTATCGTTCAAACTAACTTGAAGGTTGTCTCTTTCCTTAGTGCGAGCCGACAAACTTTGAGTAAGGGCTCGTGCATTTTCCCGCGCCGTGTCTAAATTAGCAGCAATCGTATCTTTTTCAGTCTGTGTAGCAGTCAACGAGTTGTTAGCTGCCTCCAGTTGCCCCTCCAACGCCGTTACTGATTCCTTTGCAGTACCTAACTGCCCGGTCAAACTGCTAACATCCTGATTAGCTGCGCCCAAATCCGTAGTTAATGTGGTAATCGCCTCGGCTTGGTTCCCAATTGTTGTTTCCTGAGTACCAATTGTGGACTGTGCCGCCGTGAGATCCGCCTTTAACGTGTCACGCTGTCCCTCTAACTTCGTAATATCCGACAGCAGAGACGTGGCTTCCTTCTGGGCCGCATCCAACTGTCCAGCCAGCGCAGCTTTCTGCTCCGCCGTTGCCGTCTGAGAGTTTTGCGCAGCCTCCAACTGATTGGACAAGCTCGAAACGTCGTTCGTCGCAGTGGTAAGTTGCCCCTGCAAACTTTCAATCGTAGCGTTTGCGGTATCGACTTCCAACCCCAAGGATTCAATCGACTTGGAACTGGATTTTTGCAGATTAGAGAGATCACTTTCCGCGGAAGTCAGTTTTTTCTGTAACTCGTTCTTCGCAGCCTCTTCTATACCCAAGGAATCCGATAACGTCTGCACCTCAAGGTTCGCAGCCTCTAGCGATGCCTCGGCGGCGGCTAGATCTGCGTCCGATATGGTCTGATTTTCTTTTTGAGACGCAATTTCTTTCTCCAACGCCGTAACATCAGCCATAGTTTCGTTTAGCTCAGTCGTCATACTACTAATAGTGCTGTTTGCGGTCTGTAGTTGCGTGTTTAAGTTTTCCGCTAACGCCGCACTAGACCCCGATGCCTCTAATGCAGCGGTTAAATTCGTGTTCGCCGTGCCCAATTCGGTGGTTAAGGTCGCAACCTCCTTGGTTAACACCTCTTTCTGAGACGTTAAGTCAGTGACTTGTGTGTTAGCCGCAGTTAGTTGTTTGTTAGCTGCTTCTAATTGCGTGTTACTTGAGGTCAGGGACTCCTGAAGAGTATCTCGCTCCTTTGTCCGCTCGTCTAACGTACCCTGTAGACTATCCCGCTCGCCTATCGCCGTGCTTAAATCGCCATCCAACCCAGTCTTGGCGTCTTCCAAAGCCTTAATTTCCGAGTTTAGGGACGTAATCGTCTCCGCACTGGTCTCCACACTAGCCGAAGCCGTGTCTAACTCGTCTTGCTTGGCTAATACAGCGTCTTCTGCCGCCTTAACGTCTGCTGCTAGCCCCGTAATCTCTTCGTTCTTAAACTTGATGTCTTCATTTAACTTCGTAACCACCTTGTCCGCCGCCTCAGTCGCAGCTTCCGCGGTCCCTACGTCGGTATTCAACCCCTCTATCGTAGAGTTTAGGGTCGAAACCTTATCATTCGCAGAATCAAGGCTCGATTGTAGATCCGTAATCGTACTATTGGCAGAACCAAGGTCCGAGGTCAGAGATGTAACGTTCTGTTCCGCAGTTGCACGGGTTTTAGTCTCCGCCTCCAACGCTGTTTGCGTCTCACCAAGCGTCTTTTCTACACCTGCAAGCTCCTCCTTCTTAGCAGAAAGCTCCCCGCTTAACTGTTCCTGCTTGGCAATCGCCGTAGCCGCAGCCTCAGAGTCCAAATCACGGTTGCTTGTCATCTCAATTAAGTCCGCTTCAACCGCTGATAGCTCGTTCGTTAGGGATGTAACCTCCGATTGCAACGAAGTCTGACTGCCCGTTAAATCCCGAACCTCTTTAATCTGATCCGCAAACATCGCGTCGTTGTATACAGACAAATCCGAGTCCAAATACTCAGCGTAATTACCAAGATCCTGCATCGAAACGCCAAAGTCTTCTTCCGCCTTGAGCATCGTATCCAGATCAATGTAACCCTTGGTCAAGTAATCGCCCAGAAGACGCTTCTCCCATGCCGCATCCGAAGCCGTGATCTGCTGGTAGTGCTCGTTAATCTCAAACGGACTGACCCCAAACTCCTGCTCAACCTGCTTCGCCAAGTCCATGTCAATCGAACCAGTCAGATAAAACGCCTCATCCAACTGCGTCTTCCACTCAGGCTTCGTAGCCACAACCGTCTCTTCAGTCGTGGTCTCCGGATCAGTAACACTGTACACAGACGAATTGTCCGCAACGTAAACCTTACCACTGTCGTTATCTATAACGCCGTCGTACCCAGATTCCGCAACCTTCTGTACATCCGCACCAGTCAAAGTAACGTTGCCGTTCTGCTGAAACTCGCTGATCAACGCATCTGCCCGACTAGATCCAAGAACCTCGGTCAACGTCTCTTTGCCCTTGGGCGTTCCAATGCTCTCAATCGTCAAAGGATTCTGAACATCCAAGTACACAGGAACAGCGTCCTTGCTTGGATTTGCCGAAAACGTAATCGCACCACGATCACGGTACATAATAGCTGGATCACCAGCGCCAGTCTTAATGACCGTGTCCTGAAACGCACTGTTCGCAGCCATACCCTCAATGGTCATCTGCGGAGCGTCCGTCATGGCGTTGATCGTGTTCGTGCCAGTCAAGTTGCCAAACACACCCGATATCTGCTCAATCGTATAACCACGGTCCAGCAGCGCACCAATCCGTTCAGGCGACATCTCACCCGTCACGATGCCACCGTCAGACTCCTCAATCATCGCAATCTCAGTGTCCGAGTAGCCGTTGGCCTTCAAACCATCGACCATGCTCTTCGTCATCCGAGCACCACCAGATATCGCACCACCAACAATCCCGCCCATTACCGCGGCGTCCACCGTTCCGTCAAACATCCCGCGGTTCGGATCCCAAATACCCTGCGCCGTTAAGTTGTTTAGCGTCTGGTTCAGACCCTCTTGTCCGCCTTCCGCAATAATGTCCGTGAAAAATTCTGCAACCTGACTACCAAACTGCGGAGGAACAAAGCCCAACGCACGAGCAACAGGTATACCTTCTAACGTACCAATAAGAGTCGCGTACCCCGTACCTTGGAGCGCTATCGCATCTGCTTTTTCTGGAGTATACAGTTGACCAGTGGCAGGATCTGTTTGTTTTAATGTGAACGCATACGCTTCGTCATACATCGAACCCGCGTTAACCAACGCACCGCCCGTCGCCGCAAAAGTAGCCGCTAACGCAGGAGCCGCCGCTGGACCCGCCAAAACAGCAGGAGCCGAAAGCGCAATAAACGCTAACGCACTGCCAAAACCGTTACCTACCTGATACGCAAACGAATCTTCCGCGCCGGGCTTGCCCACAAGCTCAGAGCCTTTCTCCTTGATCGTGTCAGCAAGCTGCCCCCAATAGGTCTCATCAACTGTAATGCCAGCAGCTTCCATCGCCGCGTTGTGCTGCTCCGTTGCGTTGATTATACGCTGCTGCTCGTTCTGAATGCGACCCTGTAACATCGAAGCGTTCATCGTAACGCTACGACCCGGCGCTACCTCCACTTCAACTTCAAAATTCTCCAAATACTCCACAGGATCCATTGCCGAAATCAAACCACGAGCAATGTTTTCGTCCGACATCAAATCGTTCATAACCGATTGATACTTGGACTTGATATCCCCAGCGTCCGTTAATGTCTGCACCAAGGCTTCTACCGTCGCAGCCGCGTCTGCCTTCTGAACAGCACCCATACCCGTCGCTCCAGAAGCAATAGTATTAACTACGCCTGTGCCAATCCCCTTTGCAAAATCCGTCGCAGAATCACCAAGCGTCCGACCCGACGGATCCTCAATAACAACACCCGCACGGTTGCCCGGGGTCCTCGGCGCTGGGGCCTCCCCAACCTGTGACGCCGCTGCAAACGCAGCCTTGTTATCAGCAGCAGCCGTGAAATTCATCGGAGAAAGAGCCTGAACCTCCTCCGAAATCTCCATGTCCGGTACGCCGTCCTTGTTCTCATCCAAGAACATCTCGCCGCCAAACATTAAAGCATCGACCTGCGCCTCAAACTCAACCGTGCGCGGAGTATAACCAGCTTCCAGTACAGTCAACGATTGCCGCATCATATTGTCATCAACCGACGTGCCCGGAACCGAAGATATACGCTGACCATCAGGCGCAAAAACGGACATCAAACCGCTCTCGTCGTCGTACTCAACACTATAAGGCGTGTCCTTGTACGTCGTCGCGTTCAAAACCTCCGTAATGCTCGGAGCCTCAAAAACGTTCGAGCCAGTTACAAGGTTACGAGTAAGTATCGGGTCACCATATTCCCCCGTGTACCGCGCCTCGGTAATCATATTACCAACCTTAATCGCTGTCCCCGCTCCAGCAACAGGCTCCACATCCCCATCCACATTGGTGGTCACAACTTCGTAATTCTCAGGATTTGAACGATCCACAATCTTTACGTCGTTCGATGTCGCCTCCGCAGGAGTGTCAAACGCATTCCCGTAACTGTCCAAAACCTTACGCTCACCGTCAACAAACGTCAGATCATAATACTGATCCTTGTCCGACGCACTCTCCTGCGCCGTGTCAACAGACTCCCAACTAGGCGTACTATACGAAATAGGAGGAAGACCCTCGTCACCAACGTAAATCCGAACCAAATCATCCTGCTGGTTCGTGTCTATCCGGTAATTACTAGGATCCTCATACGACGCTACCTTGCGGTTAATAACAATGTCCGAAGCCGCCGCCTCCTCAATGTTATCAAACTTCTGACCAGCCTTGTCCGCAACAAACGCCTTACCACCCTCAATAACAACATCCAACGATGATCCGGGTTTCGAGGTGCCAGAATCAATAGCCGCGAAACTCGGAACCGTGTAGTTACCACCACTAGGCGCAGGCTCACTGCCAATGTACTGCTTGTCTAAATCCCCGCGCTCGTTACTCGTAATGATCCAATTCGACGGGTTATTCCAAGACTCCTGACGACCATACTGAACATCCGCGTTGTCACGAGCCGACTTCGTACCATGAGGATTACCAAACTGATCGTAATAGTTGCCGTCAACCGTAACCGCATTAGTCGGGGTCTTCTCGTCAAACACACTCTGAGGCAACCCAGCATACACATTACTCGTGTCCCCAGAAGTGGTGCCCGGAATAGTCAAAGTCTGACCAACCGAAATGTTGTTCACGTCCGATAACGCTATCCCACTCGCATTCGCTATCGCCGCAACCGTCGTACCATTGTCCAAGGCTATCTGACCAAGAGTGTTCCCACTCGAAACCTTGTAACTCGTGTCCGCTGGCGCATTGTAGTTGTCCTCGAACCCTTTGTCCGCCTGACCCGCCGCATAATTAGACGCCGCCGCCGAACCTTCGTTCCGAGCTATCGTCGCAGCAGTTCGGTCTATGTAGTCTTGGTCCTTCTCTTTAGCACCAGTGCCCATTGCGATATCGTTAGCTACGCTTTCGAACAAATCAGAAAGCCATCCCATCAGTAATACTCCCGTCAACCGAATTATGCATGTTTATATCAGCTTTTTTTGAACTTGGCGAGTACGGTTTAGTTTGCAATGAAATTACCCCCGCGATTTTTAGAGGGGGTAGGGGTCCCAATGGAAAAATACCCGAGTGAATTTACAAAACCAATAATATAGAAGGCCGCAGTTCCCTTGCACCCCCCGAAAAAGGGGGGTGGGGTCGGGGCGCGGGGCCGCGCCACGCCGCGCTGCGGCGCAGTAACCCCCAGCAATGCTGCGGTGCAGCGGTCAGCAGCTAGCCATTTTATTTTATAAAACTTGTAATTAATTGTGTTTTACCTGTTGACAATCCCAATTCCATGCCCCATAACTATGTTATGGCCCTTCACTGGGAGGGGCCAGTGTTCAACTAGAAAGGAAAGAACATGACAGCCAAAGCAACGCAACTAGGCCGGATCGCTGAGATCGAAGCCCAAATCAAATCGCTTACAAAAGAGCGTGATGAGCTTCGCGCCGATAGCGTAGCGTTCGGTTATGCGCGGTGGGAATACACCGTGCGGATGAGCGCCCCGTCGCTGGCATGGTGGAAAGAAAACCGCCCCAGCGTTTGGCATAAGTATGCCAAGCAAACTCGCGTCAAGAAATTCGTCGCGGTATAACTCAACAGGGGGCTGCGGCCCCCACCTCTCAACAAGAAAGGAAATAACATGGCCTTACATTATGACATTAAAGACGTGAAGGCGGACTGGAATGATGACGCCATTTGGCCCATCACAAACGCTTTAATCTGGGGCACCATGTCAGTTGCTATGAATAGCATCACTGAGAAAGACTGGCGCGAGTTTTACACCCGCTGCCACATGATCGAGACCATTCACGGGGCGTGGTTATTCTATGACCACAAACCACGGTTCATCACCCCCGATGACGTTCAGTCCCACATCGGGCTGCACACAAACGCTAGCCAGATGACGAATGCACGGTTCAAAACCAGCATTGATAAGCGGCTGCGACAGCAGGCTGTTGAGTTGCTGCGTAAATAAAACTTGTGTCCCCCTTGTGCATGGTGTACAAGGGGGTATCTCAATTAGAAAGGAAAAGAGATGGAAAATTTTGAACACACATTGCGCAACTTGGTTTGGCAGTTGATTGAAGAAAAAGTCAAAGCTGAGATTGAAAGCGAAGTTAGAGTGCAGCTACACACCAATACTTCAGAGCAACTCACCTATGAGTCCGATGAGTTCTCAGAGAAAGTTAATGAGTTGATATCGGATTACTTCACCTACAACGTGAGTGTATCCATTGACCACTGAGATCAGAAAACAAAACAGGGTCCGGCTTATCGGCTGGGCCCTGTTATTATTTGGCTGGGTGCTGGTGCTGCTAATATTCATCACCGCTATCCAGTGTTTTGCAACAGGCTTATGCTTTAACTAAGAAAGGAAACAATATGCCTAGAACAACATTCGGAAAAACTCGCAAGTCAGAGCAGCCATACGCTACATACGTTAGCCCCTATGGCTGGACATGGAAAGTCTTGAAGACTTACAAGCACTCGAGCGCCGAACGCAGCGACCCCTATGCACGGTGGTTTGTTGCGGCAACGTCACCCCACATGCCCGACGGGCAATATGAGATGGGCGATACATACGCCAGCGAAGTGACGCGCAACGGTGCGCTGATCGACGCCGACCCCGCATGGATGGATGAATACGGCGCACCAGTCATAGGATAACGAACCCCCCGCTCGAGGGATATCGGGCACTTTCCTTTCACTGAGAATGACGGGCCCGGGTGCGAAAGCGCTCGGGCCCGTTGGCGCAGGGCGCAGGGCGCAGGGCGCAGGCCCTCGCTTCGCTCGGGAAAATTTGTCAAGCCGCAGGACGAAAGTGACGCTACGTCACTTTGAAATAAAACTTGTTGACTGCTTGGTTGCTGTGTGCAATCATGAGTTATAGGCAATCCCGCCTATCTCAATAAGGAAAGAGACAATGAGAAAATCTTATGTTCAAGAGCACACGCTCACAGTTTTGGTTGAGATCGATCTTGGTGAAATCGGCACCATGATCGATAGTCTAAACGAATTAGACACCGAACAAGCCGGATCTTACCGCGTTCGGGAATTGATCGGCAAGCTGAAAAGCCTACGCCGCGAAACTGCGGATGACGCGCGTCGTGAGTTCGAGCGCTTGGCACAACAATCTTAATAGGAGGCGGGGGGCTTGGCCCCCCGATTTTTTATGACACATGGATCACCAGCAGATCGCGGCGGGGCCGACGCCTACTACGGCAGACAGATAGACCCCCACTACTGGCCCGATGGAACATACCACGGGGCGCGGGTCGAGCGGGACAAGATGACCCGCACCCAGATCGAAGAATACTTATCCGCCTACGAAGAACAAGATTTTTTCAAAGATTGGGGCGACTAAGCTGGGGGCTTCGGCCCCCTTATGCTTTCATAAAAGCATAACACGGGGCCGCAGGCCCGCAGGGCGCAGGGCGCAGGCCCGCAGGCTACATGAAATAAAACTTGTAACCGGCGCACAATCTGTTATTCTAAACACGTTCAATTAGAAAGGAAACAAACACCATGAAAAGCGCAATCATCTACAACGGGCCTAGCCTCTTGGATGGTCAACCCATTGTCGTCATCGCGACATATTCAAACCGCAACACCAAAACGGGAACGGTCGTGCAAACTTATATATTATGCCGCGACACAAACCCGCTCGAAGCAAGCAAAACGGGCGCGGATTTCTCTATTTGCGGC